ACCGCAAAAGTGACCTCGACGCGTGGCTGCGCTTCATCGTTGGCGTGACGCTGGCGCTGCTGCTGGTGATCATCGTCACCGTCGTTCTGTACTCGCTTGTGTTCGTGACGCAGCCGCTTGACGCGCTGGCCCCGGCAGACAGCGAGTTCTTCAAGCTGATCACCCCGCTGGCCACGTTCATCGCGGGCGCGCTGGGTGGCGTCATGGCAAGCGGCAGCGGTAAGTCGAAGTGCAAGGAGAAGGAAGATGCTTGACATCCTGGGTGGCGGTGTTCTCGGCAGTCTGTTGGGCGGCGTGTTTCGCCTTGCGCCCGAGGTGCTCAAGTGGCTTGACAAGAAGAACGAGCGCAACCACGAATACTCGATGTTCGACCGCCAATGCGCCCTTGAGCAGCAGCGCGGGGCGCAGAAACTGGCCGAGATCGGGGCGCAGCGCGAAGCGGCCGTGGACACTGGCGCGATGGATGCGTTCAACGCCGCCATCCAGCAGCAGACGCAGATGGTGAAGGCCGCAGGCGGCTGGGCGGCCAGCCTGTCGGCGAGCGTCAGGCCGGTGATGACGTACTACCTGCTGGTCATGTACGGCGCGGTGAAGACCAGTTTCGTGCTCATGGCCTACCAGAACAACATCCCGTTCACAGAAGCGCTCACGAAGAACTGGACCTCTGACGACATGGCCCTCTTGACAGGGGTGATAAATTATTGGATGATCGACCGTAGTTTGGCTAAACGAGGTCTGTGATGGGCAAAGCGTCCAACTACGTGAGGGGCTCTCTTGAAGAGCGCTTCTGGTCTAAAGTCGATACAAAAGACGACGCCGAATGTTGGGAGTGGAAGGCGTCGCTCGACACAAGTGGCTACGGAAACTTTGGCGTTCCTCGAAATGACGGCACTGGCAGGTTCATCATGCAACGTGCTCACCGCGTTGCATGGGAATTGCTCAACGGATCGCTACAAGGCTCACATCAACATTTGTGCCACACATGCGACAACCGCAAGTGCGTGAATCCTTCGCACATGTTTGTCGGCAACCCCAAACTCAACATGGCAGATTGTTCTGCCAAAGGCCGCTTTAATGATCGTAAAGGCGAAAACAATCCGCGAGCCAAATTGACGCAGGAGGACGTGCTAGAAATTCGTGCGTCTCCTTTGTCTGGCGGCAGGCTGGCAAAACACTATGGAGTTGCTAAGTCTGTGATCAATTACGCCAAAAAAGGCGTTACATGGTCCCACCTGTGAAACTCGACCTCGCGGCGGGCCTCTGCCGGCACTTTGAGGGCTTTTCGTCGAAGCCCTACATCTGCCCGGCGGGGTACGCCACCATTGGCTACGGCACGGTCTACAAGCCCGGTGGCGAGAAGGTGACGATGCAGGATCTGCCGATCTCCAAGGCGTTGGCCGAGGAGTGGCTTATCCACGAACTGCGGCACACCTATGCACCTGGGGTTCTGCGGGCCTGCCCTGCGGTGGCCGCCAACGAGCGCGTGTTCAACGCGCTGGTCGACTTCTGCTACAACCTGGGCGTCGGCCGGCTCCAGACGTCTACGTTGCGACGCGTGGTGAATGCTGGCGACTGGCAGGGCGCGAAAGAGCAGCTGATGCGTTGGACCAGAGGTGGCGGCCGAGTGCTGCCGGGACTGGTCAAGCGCAGGGCGGCGGAAGTGGCGCTGTTTTAAGGCGAGCGCATCCGATCCAGTTCGCGCCTCCAGTGCTTCTTGCGCTCCTCAAGCCACGCTAGGGCTTCTTCCTCGCGCTTGAGGGCGGCGCGCAGATCATCCGCAGCATCGGCCACGCGATCAAACTCGCCGCAGAGTGGTCCGTATGGCATGGCGTCGGCAAGGGCGTCCAGCAGGCGCTGGGCGGCTTGGGGGGTGTTTATCTCAGACACTTGGCGGGCTCCAAAAATATCGGTAGTGCCGTGCGACTCTGCCAAAGTTTTTGCGTTGGATCAGGTGTTCTTCCATCAGCATATGAAGCCACCAATGTATTGTGGTTCTGTCCATGCCGGTAAGCTCAGAAAGCTCGTCCACTGTGCGCGGGGCGCGAACCAGCAGCCCCAGCATGTCCACGATCTTTGCCCGATTGGGCGCAATTCTGGTCACTTGGTATCCTCATTTCGCACGGAACTCCCTCCAATTCCCAAGGGCCAGTCCACACCTGACGCTCATGCGGCGGCTCGGTGCGGCGACGGCAGGTTGTGCACTCTGGCAGGTCAGTGCCGAGGCAACGGGCTACGTCGGCGGGGAGGGTCATGGCATCTGCCTTCCTATCTCTGCCGCAGCGCGGACGATGGCGCGGCGGGTGGCGCGCTCTGGGTCATCGCCATAGTGAGGTTCCGCTACCAATGCGCGGTTGTTGACAGTCACCACAGCGGCGGCGCCCGATCCCCACGGCTCAACACACATGCGCAGCCTCACCGCCAACCGCAGCGCATCGCCGTCGTCGGCGAGGGGGTTCCAAGCATCGCCGTTGTTGCTCCAAAAATACCCATCAGAAAACTCAATCCCCGCCGCCTTCGCAGCAAACTCCAGCAGTTCTCTGTCGGTCATGCGCTCCCCCTTGCTCTGATCATGTCGCACACCCACTGCGGGTCAACGCTGTGCCCGCCGGGCATGGCTTGGATGATGGCCTCACGCTCCGCCTCCACCTCAATTTCAATCTCGCGCTCATAGCTGCGCTGCTGTAGGGCGAGGGTTTGCTGGTGTTCGGCGTCTTTGGCAGCGGCGACAAGGGAGGCGAAGCGTTCTAAGTCCTCGACGTACACCTCTGGGTTAGGTAACAACCCAGCCTCCCGCGCCATGCGGATGATGTCATCGCGGTTCATACTCGCTCCTTGATGATGCGGTGCAGCTCGTCAATCTGCGCCAGTGTTGATCCCTTGTCGTATCCCTCGGGATCTTCAATCGCATCGCGGTCGATCAGGTTGGTCAATACCAAGGCCTCTTGCAGGTCGGTCAGTGACAGCGGCTTGCGCTGGGGCGGTTGCGAAAGAAACTCGACATCCAGCGTCAAGTCTTTGACGCGGTCGTGCAGTCGCGCAATCTCTTGCATCAAAGGCGCCTGCTGCGACTGTGCTGGCTGCTCTGCCTTGCTCCTCGGCGCGCCGTCCGCGCCAATGTACAGGTTTGCTCCGCAGGCGCAGCGCCAGGGCGTCAACTTCACCGGCTTGTTCTGCCATTGCTCTAACGGGATGCCGTTGGGGTGCGCGTCATCGACCACGGTTACGTTGTAAGAGGGTTGTGGCATCTCGGCCATGCACTTCGTGCAGAGGTACGGGTTCGGCGGGATGCTGCGGTCATGCCCATTGTCGGCGGGGCCGTTGCACTGTGGGCAGCGAGAGAGGTCTGGCTCCTGCACCGGCTCTGCCTGCTGCGCCAGGGCGGCGCGGAGGGCGGTGATGGCCTTGCGCTGAAACTCTGAGTTCGTTTCTATCGCGTACATTTCCAACGCCTCCAGCGCCTGCTCGACGGTGGCGCGGGGTAGGGTGATGGTGGTCATTTGGTTTCCTCCACCGCCTTAATGACATCAAGCGTCCGCTGAATCGGTCTTGTCTGCTCTTGGTGGTATTTCAGCGCCTCCAACAGCGCATCGCGCTGGGCTTTGAGTTCCAGCACGCGCTCGGCAAGCTCCAGCACGCGCTGGTCTTGGCGCCGCTTGTGCTGCGCGTAGTCCTCGCAAGACGCATGAAGGCGGCGCAGTTCGGTGGCGGCAGCCTGTAACACTTCTACGGGGCAGTATTTGTGGTTGAGTGCCACGTCATCAGCCAGCCGCAGTGCTTCAGGTTGTGTGCTCATTGATTCCTCGCTTTCAGCATGGCGTCGGCCATTGAGTATGCGTAGTTGGCCGCCTCCTTTACTGGGCTAAAAAATGCGCCTCCCTCAGATTGAGCCAGCAAACCTTGCATCGCCTTCGCCGCGAAATAGTCGCGTAGGGTCATGCCGTCAGCGTCGCTGCCGAGGCGGCTGTACGGAAACGCCGGTCCTCCTGTGTCGCTCATATCCACGCCTCCCACAGCCAGACCAACCCCCAAGTGCCGAGGATGACCACGAAAGCCATCACCGCGGCAATCTCCACAGAATAATCGGGCCTCGGCCGAGGCGAGTCCTCCAGCGTGCAGGCCTCGCGGTACGGGCACGACCGGCCCTGTTCGCACAGGCCGTCGCAGCAGTTTCTGTCGGTCACTTGATCCTCCTTGCCGGCACTGCCAGCAGCCACTTGTCGCCCAGCAGGCGGATCGAACGGATCCACTGCCGGGCGTTGTGTCGATCAATCCGGCGGTCGCCGGATGCCCACAGGACGCGCGCGCGGCGCAGCATGCGGGTGTTCATCGCTCGGCCTCAGCCTCGTAAGCCAGCACGTCAGCCAAGCGGTAGCGGGCCTGGCCGCCGATCTTCAGCCACGTCGGGCCTTTGCCTTGGTGTCGCCAGTTCTCCAGCGTGCCCACGGCGACCTTCCACCTGGTGGCCAGTTCTTCGGTGGTCAGCAGTTCGTCTTCGTTCATACCGCGCCCTCCTCGGCGTCAACGATCTCCGCGTCCACGGGCGGCGCCTGCTCTGCGCGGATCTCGTCGGCGCGGCGCTGCACTGCGGCCACCACGCGGTCGCGCTCCTTGCCCTTGGGAACGCGGCGCATGTCGGGGCGCAGCAGTTCGAGGAACTCCAGCGTGCTGGCGGATTGGATGGTTTGCACCAGTTTGTCGACGTCCACTGCGGGTGGCGGCGAAGGCGGCGGCGCGACTTCTTCGACGTCTCCCATGTCGCGCACAGTGCGCTGTGCTGGGGTCATGTCCTCGGCTTCTTCGGGCGTGTAGGTTCCGACAACAACGCCCGGGAACACGGTGCGAATGCCCTCGCTGATGCACCTGGCGCGCAGCATCTGGCGCGGGTAGGACTTCCATGTCGGGTTGCGCGTCAGGCCCGCGTCCTGCGCCATCTTGGTCGTCCACTCCACGCGCACGCTGCCGCCAGACGGATGCGAGAACGTGCCCACAACGCGGGTGTCGGTGTACTCGCCCCACTCGACGCGGCCGCCGGCAGTCTGGAAGCGCGCCAGCATGGCGTCAGCGCGCAGGGTGGGCCTGCCGTTGATGACGTGGTAATCGCGGGCCGCCAGCGCCGGGTGCAGGCCTTCGGCTTGGCTGATCAGCATTAGGGCCATAGCCTGGTCGGGCGTCTTGACGCCGAACAGGCCAGACTTTGCAACGGCCAGCGCCATGCGCTC